TCTTTAGGTAATTTATCTGCTCCTATTATTTCAAAACCATTCTCTCCTTGGGGTTTTAGAATAAGATATAAATTCCCTTCTTTTAACTTAAGCTCATCTAAATACTTATCTAAATCAAGATCGGAAAGAAACTTTATTCTAAAATCATCAAAATCATCCATTAGCCCACTCCACAGGAAAAGAACCCTCAGCCCAAATAAACCCATGCCTGTTACACCAATCAGCATAAGAGGTTTTTGATTTTAAAGATATTTTGTTGTCTGCACGAACAAAAATAAATCTAATATCCAGGTCAGGCCACTGATCTTTAATTAACAGGTGCTTTACTCTGTCATTAGTTGTAAGCCTACCTTTAGTTTCAATGTAGATTTTAAACTCTGGTAAATAAAAGTCTGGGGTGTAGCTTCTAATTTTTGGAGCAAATTGAAATGTTGCCTTCTCATACTCAAAATTAATATTTTTCTTACCTAAGTCTGCAGCAAGCTTAATTTCAAATTTTGATCTGTAGGGTAGTCTATATGATGACTTCATGGGGTTTTCCCTTCTTCGCAAATTCATGTATAGCATCTATTGCGTGCCTTTGATATTCTTCAGAATCATCATAATTAACCATTTCGTAGAATTTATCCATTAAAATAATCACAATACCACCTTGTCTTAATATTATATTGATAGTCTCACAAGATTCGTCAAGACGTTCCATACCTTTTATAAAATCCATATTCTCATTGAGAGTTCTTTTCAAATAAAAAGGTATGCCAAACTCACTTTCTCTTAATTCCCTAATTATATCTCCTCCTCCTAAGTGAGCAACATTGTCTGGATAAGCATAATAAACATTTTTATTTTCCTTATATTCAGACATAGCTAAACTGTAGGCTTTAAGTATGGGCATTTTTTACAGATTTTGTATACCAAACATACGGAGGGTTTTTAGCCCTAGAGGTGTGCTTAGGCAAGTATTTTGCTTTGGGCCAACAATTATGCCTAAAACCACAGAACGAACATTCTTTAGGTAGGAGTTTATTACCTGTAGGCTCTCCTGCCATAATCTCATCTGTAGGTTTAAATTGCTTCTCTACCCTTTTAGTTTTCTTTAGCCTGCGAACATTCTCAGTAGCAGCTTCTAAGGCTTCCTTTTTCTCTTGTGCCTGAGCAGCAGGAGCCTCACAAACAGTCATTTCTCCAGAAGATTTATCTACTACAATCCAACCACCAAAAGGTTTATCTTCTCCTTTTGCGTAGGCAAAACCTTGTACGATATAACCAAAAGGATCATCTTCTTTTACTTTTCGGTATCCACCAAATTCCCCAAACTTATTTTGGAAGGCGTAGGGACTTGCAGATTTAATATCATAAACCTTTCCGTCTATGATAATATCTAAAGTTCCATTTATATCTGTATCATCTAGATTTATAGTCGTAGGTTTTTGTTCATCTTCTACACTAATTCCAGATGCTTTTATTATAGCCACTAAAGCAGACTCAACCAAGTCTCCTAATAGAAAGCGTAAGATAGCATTGTAGCTAAAAGCCTGTTCAATACCTAATTGTTCAGATTGTTGCTGACATAATGGTTTCCCAAGCCCAGATAGACGTAGGTGATACTCTCTAGGCTCTCTAGAAAATTGCTTTTCTAAGGCTTTACCACATGCTTCTTTAAAATCTTCAACTAAAGAGGAAGGCATTTCTGCCTCCCCCTTGTTGGCTTTATTCAAGAAATCTTGTACAAATACTTGAATATTGCTCATTTATGCCTCGACAGCAGCTTCTAGGTCGACGGCATCAACACTGTCACCATTATTCGCTTCAGTGTGCTCATCTGATACTCGGAGATTATAGGAATTTATCCTGTCTGCAAAGGCTTTTAACAGCTCTTTATCATCTTTGGATAAATCCACAGTATCAGAAATAGTCATATTAGTAGAATAGTAAATTGTTGCACCATTCTTATGGCGTATAGAGTGCATCTTTGCTACAACATTCCACGTAAGTAGATTTTTCTTATCTACGTCTCTGAAATACTGAGCAATAGATGTATAGCTTGCACCCTTACCATAAAATACTACTGGTACATTCTCTACTGGTTTATCTTCACCACTTGCAGTCTTTCCGTCTGCTACGGAAACTACTCCGTATAAGACTTGATTACATTTAACAAGTGAAGAAGCAGCAGCTTCTGGGCTATCTGTACCTAATTCAGTGATTTCTGCTCTGGTCAGTTTACCACATTTGTAGCCACCATCACTGTCTGGAAACAGATCGTTAAGTTTGGCTTGTTGTGTGGTACGAACAGAATAAGAACCCTGTTCATTATCCCATAGGCTATACATAAACCTTCTGATGAAAACCCTAAAGGTTACTTCTTTACCAAATACCTTCTCCTTAGTCTCAGGATTGTATAAGGCAAAATGTCCTCTAGGCAAAGAATTGCCTTCGTCATCTTCAGGTGAATGATTGATTGACAATCTAGATAGGCTGTCTCCAGAGGACTTTATATCCTCTCTTTGCCCTAGCAATTCTGCCAATTCATCTACAGACACTTTATCCAGATTATCTGGAATTACGAGGTCTGTTGTTCCGTTTGCTGATAGTTGGGTCATGTTTTACTCCTTTTGAGTTGACTTACTACTATTATAGACTGGATATTCAAGTAATGCAAGCATTAATTTGAAAAAATTTCTTTTGTATCCAACCAGTTACTCCCTATCTTAATTTCAATGCCTACTGGCATATCGTATTCTATTCCCCATCTTTTCTTGGCCTGCTGGGGTATGGAAAGCATACATTCTTTGACAGTTTCAATTACTTGATCCTCTTCACCAGGATGTACATCCACTACTATACTATCGTGTACTGTGTTACAAAGCAAGGATTTAAGATTTTTATCTTTAAATGCTTTTGAGGTCTCTACAAGAGCAGAAGGAAGTAAATCTGCTGTAGCAAAACCCTGTACAGGATAATTCTTTACGCTAGTACCATGTGTAATGCCTCTAGCTGTTCTTCTTACATAGGGAAATCTGTATTCCCTACCTGACGGAAGGCTCACAACCTTATATTTCAAAGCTTCCTGAGCCAACCTTACGTGCCATTCTCCTATCTGAGGGTATATATCTGTAAACCCTAGATAGTATCTGTGTATATGTTCAGGCAATCCCATTCCTGTAGCCCCATATAAAGGGGCAAATGTATGGGCTTTTGCATTTTGCCTTTCTTCTATTGTTATGTCATCTTTTTCTTTACCTGTGATAATCGTAGCAGTTAAATTATGTACGTCTACCCCTCCCTTGACATTTTCGTAAACATGCTTATCTTTACTTAAATATCCTGCTACTCTATATTCTAATTGAGCATAATCCCCTTCAAGAATTTGCCCCCCTTCAAATCGAGAAACAACTGCTCTACGAACTGGGAATGTTTTACCTCTAGGCATGTTCTGAAAATTAGGACTCCTAGAAGACAAACGCCCAGTACTTGTTACACACTGCATAAACTGTGGATGTATACGATCTGAATAATCTAAATTCTTTTCTATTCCTTCTACAAAAGTTTTTAAATAAGTTTTTATTGCATTGTATCTTAGATAACGTTTTACAAAAAGAGCAGACTCTTCATTCCCTCTTTCCCTATGTAATGAAAGAGCTTCTGCATCTGTTTTAAATCCTTGAGTACTGCAAGACATAACACTAATAGGACTTAATTTAAATCCTGCTACATGGGAGGTGTGCTGATACCTGATACCAACGCCAGTACAGGGTTTGCATATATACCTAGCCTTGCCCCAAGTGCCATCTTTTCTTTTCCGAGACACTCGGCCATATCCACTACATATATCACACCTTCTAGCCTCTGTTTTGTACTGAATCATGACATTACTTGCAACTGCCCTTTTAAACTGCCCTGCAGACATAGAAGTTCTACGTTTTGGTTTCCTTGTATTTCCTCTTACTTCATACCCTAAATTAAATATTCTAGCCCATGTCTTTTTATTCTTAACACCTCTTGAAAAAAATAATTTAGACCTATCCTCTGGGCTTGCTAAATTAATAGGGGTATCTCCCATAACTCTTTTGATTTCTTCATTGAGAAATTTTTCTAATTCATTAGCCTCTGCAGTATACTCTTGCTTAACAGCTTCTAAAGATTGGCGATTAATCTTAATTCCATTCTTTTCCATTTCTGCTAAAACTCTAGTTACCTCAAAAGACAGGTACAATGTAGGCTGCAATTTGCTCAATGCTCTTTCCTTCTTGTTTTGCCTGACTTTGAGCTACCTCATAAGTAGCCTGTACATCAGCTATTCCATATTCTTCAACTATATTTGCTGGGATCATATCAAACCCATAATCATCTTGCAAGTACTTTTCTAAAATATCTTTTCTTTTTTTTGTAGTCGTCTGGTGTCTGCGACAACACTCTTCTAAACTAAGAGGAACCTTAACTCCTCTAGCCCAAATATAATCAAACACCATAGTATCATATACTGCTCCGTCATAAATAAACCCTGCAGCAAATAACCACTGTAAATCAAACTTAATGTTATGTCCTAAAAGAACGTCTGTTCTATCTAGGGCTTCTTGAACTATTTTTTTATTATTCTCAGTAGGTGGTCTATCTGCATGATAAAACCATACATATTGAACAGGCCCATCATCTTCTTTAAAGCCTACGGATACTAATTGATTGCCGTCTACATAAGGAGAAGGATCGGAGCCCCCATTATGCTTCACTGAGGTAGTCTCTACATCCAATGTTAAAATCATTCGTAATACCTCCCTGTAAGTTTATCTAATTCACAAACAACATGACCATGCCAGCCAGTAATTTTATTCTTGGATACACACAGGAATCTTGTATCATCATCTTCACCTGGATTTTTTCCTATGCCTATAATAATATCAGCCTCTCCTGCCTTTCCAGTCTTAGAACCATCCAGCATAGCGAAGTCTAAGAACTGCCTATTGTGGGCATCATAACTCGCTTGAGATACAGCCCATACCATACAGGAATTTCTTTTAGCTATTTCTCTAGCATTTACATACAGCTCTTTAAGTCTTTCGTCTCCTCGACCAAACTCACCATTAACCTTAACCTTATCTAACTGATCTATAAACAACAAATCAACTTTATTTAATTTGGTAAACTGATCTACCTCTGATATTTCCGAACCTACGGAATCCATAATAAATAACTTTTCTTTAATATCTCTCTTATATACCTCTTTCATTTCCTCAATGCTCTTTTCATAGTTATCTTTATGGACATTGAAGTAGGCAGTTAGTATTCTTGTTTTCATTCTTCTGGCTGTTTCTTCATTCATAATGTAGCCTACAGTGTGCCCTCTTCGTATGGCTTCTGCAGTTAGGAAAGCACAGAAAGAAGACTTACCACTTTCAGGGCGAGCAAAAATTATCCCTAGATTACCTCTATAAGTTCCTGCAACTTCGTCTTGTAAGGTTGTTAGGGGGAAAGGAAAATCAGGGTCTTCCTCAAACTCTAAAAATAGAGTCTCTACATCTGTCTCTTCTCTCTGCATTGAAAGAATACCAGTAGCAGAATCCTGATTAATTATCTGGTCTACCATTTGTCTCAGATCACCAAAATTGGTAGATTCACCATTCCATATATCTATTGCTGTTTCGCCTACTTTTCTTGCCATTTCTCTACGCCAAAACTCCGTCAAGGTATCCATTACAAATTTAGGATCACCATCTACTTTATCTGGTATGCTTTTTATAGCTTCCTCTACAGAATCTCTGGTAGAGTCTGGCATGGCAGGATATAAATTCCTATGTACGAGAAAGAGATTATCTTTAGATAGGTCTCCCTCATACTTTGTGTGGTAGTGCACCACTGCATCAAAGATAGTTTTATATTTTTTATCAAACATATCTTTGGTAATTAAGGCTTTTGCCTTATCAAAGTTTTCTCTGCTTAAAAGCAGTGCTATTATTTGTGGCTCCATGTTTTTCTCCTAAAAAGGTTAGAGCATTATATTATCATTTAAGTATGGAGTCAAGCTCCCATTTATTCGCCTTATGTCTTATGTCCTC